GGCTTCTTTGGAGCTACGAAGCCGAGACAGAAGTTCCCGTGACTGTTGCAGCTGCATAGTTTCTTTCACCTGCGCTTCCGACTTAGGAGTATACTTCTTGGCGAATTCCTCCGGGCCGAAGGCAATGTGATACTTGAAGGCATCTTTAAAGGTCTGTGTCGTTTCCACCTGGCCTAATGCAACTGCCTCAGCCTCATTAACGGTAAAAGGGAGATTTGCTTTGAGGCAGGCTTCTCTCACCCGTTCCCCTTCACGTAATGTTTGGGTTTGGCTAACTTCCGTTTTGAGAGCTGACCCAGCATAGATTTGTAAGTCATCCGGTAATTGATATTCCAAGCCAGGCCCCTGCAACCATTGTACCTTGTCCCATTGAGAGCCGTGCATCAACAGCTCACGTGCCATCGGCTCCATAACCTGAGGCAACGGCGGCTTACGTTTACCCAACTGAATTTCATCTAGCTTATCCTGAGTGGATTGGAGTAGGTACTTCTGTGTTCCCAGGTCCATTGTTCCAGCAGGAAGAGTCTGTAATGTCTGACGATACTCCATCAAACCTTGAACGGTCTCCTGTTTGAGCTTGTCACGTTCCTGTCCTGGGGAGAGTTGAAGACACTTATCCCATTGAGCAAAGAGGGTCTGCTGAGTGAATGCTTGCTGTTCGGCAGTTTCCTTCTGCCCTTGGGCTTTTATCTTAGCGTTACGTTCCAAGGTACGCATAGCCATATCATCTGCTTGCTTCACCGTTGTGTCGGTCACCAGGCCCAAACTTTCCATGCTTACCCCGTCATACTGATAGTCCTTTAACTTCATCAGCACTTTTGAGGCTTCCGGGTCACCACTGTTGACAAGACTTTCCACCAGCATCTGTTTGGCTTGAATAGATTCCCGTAAGGTGAAGCCGGTATGTTTGTAGTTGTCATTCAACTCATCCAGACGGCTGGTCAGGAAGGTAACCTTATCATCAGCAGACAGTCCGGCAGGCATCAGGCTTACCTTTTTACGGAACGTTTCATTCATCAGTGCTTTTTCCTGAATGATCTGCTCATCTATTTGCTTCTTATAATACTGTCCTGACAGTGCGGATACCGTGTTGTTCACCGGGGTGGACAGGGCGATGGCATATGCATCACTACCCTCTTTAAGGTAACCCCGCGCCTGTTGCTCCAGAAACTCCCGATGCATGGTAATACGTTCTGTTGGCTTGAGATTAGGGTCTTCAGCCAGTTTCTTTTCATACTCCAAGCTGGCGGCAGTAAGTTGTTCAGACCTCATCAGACCATCATGCTGTCCCCGAACTTCATCTACAGCCTCCTGCTGCGAACCGGTCATATCAAAGAAGCCTTTACCTACGGAATAGTCCCCTCGCAAGGCACGGGCACGGGCTTCTTTCTTCTGGTCCTCTCCCATCGACTGGGCCAGGCGAGCCAGCTGCCCCCCCGCACCCATCAGATTTTCAGCAAAGTTTAGAGCCGGAGCTACTTCAGGAGTGAAGCCAATTGGGTTTGGTCCGTCATAGCCTAGGTTCGAGGTATAGCGAATGGTGGGGGCTTCCGGTAATCGGGGACCTCGATCATATCTGCGGTCCGTTACGAACCGAGAGAGTTGTTGTAATTTGTCTGTCATAAGGTTCTCTTTTTACATAAATGCATCCGTGTTTAATCCATTGACTCCAGTGCCTCCTATACCAGAGGACAGTCCATCCCCCGCATTACTATTCCAAGCATCCCCAAAAGTTTTCCCCGCATTAGCTCCTGACATAAAGGCATTAGCTGCGGAACTCCCAATGTTTAACGCACTGACCCACCAGGGGTTAGCATCAAAGGGTCGCCAAGCAGCATCAGCAGAAGCCTTAGCTGAACGTATATTATTGTCATACTGCGTCTGTGCGCCCTTCGTATCAGCCAGATACTGTCCGTGAATTGCTTCCTCTTGGTAGTCATAGGCGTTTTCCAGTTCATCCATGCCCGTTTCGTTGGCTTTAAGCTGCCGCTGGGCTGTGTTGCCGGAGATATTCAAGGCACTCATTGCCGCTTCACTATGGGCATTCTCCTGTAAAGCCTGTAGGGATGCCTGGCGTTCCTCCTGCTTGGATTTTAAGGTCTCCTGATTCGCTTTCTCCTGGGCCTGAAACTGCTGTGCACCAAGGCTTTTACGGGCATTCTCAATGTCGGCATTGTATTTGGTTTCAATTGCGTCGTTGAGTACCTCCTGGTTGCGGGCTGCGGTCTGCCGCTGGAGTACGTCACTGGTAATACCTTGCGCCAGCGCTAAGGTACTAAAAATGCTTCCTCCCAATAGAGCGTCACACATCTGTTACTCCTCCTTATTATCCTTACCAAACACCACACCTTCACCCAAACAGCCATCCAGGTGGGTGATGGAGAAACGTCGCAGCACATTAAAACCCACAACCTGAAGCCAGTGAATACCCGCATCGGTGGTCAGGTTGCGCAAAGGACGATCATACTTTTTCAGCCACAGGTGCATATAGTATCTGGCCTTTGCCGTCAACAGCACGGGATAGTGTTTCTGAAACCAGCCATCGCTGAGCATCCAGGGAATGGTAAACTCAGGAGCGTTGGTGTTCACCCCAAAAACCATATGGACTGTTCCATCCACGATTCCGGCGTAGGCCTCTTCAGATATATCAATACTTGACTTCACTATATCAGGAGCTACTACCCCTGAGAGTGACAACAGTTCCTCTTGGTCTGAGGGACATAGGGGCATGGTAAGGCAGTCTTCATACAACTGTGTGCCCTTACGAATGCGTTTGATCTGAATTTCCATTGGTAATACCTTGTACATCAAAAACTCTTCGTTCCTTAAATTCTTCTTTTTTCCCTCGGTTCCAATAAGCTACCGGGCGAATGTAGCCACAGACACGACTAAATGTTTCGCAAGGTTGCCTACATGCGTGTCTCACGGGGTAACCACGCCGCTGTCTGGGTTGGAGGATTTGTCCGCAGCTTCCTTGATCTTTGCCTTAGCGTATTCGACAACCTCTTTTGCATTCTCTCCTGTGCAAATAAACACTTCCTCTTTGGTCACGTTGTCACTGTTATACCATGCCGGGGTTTCCGTTTTCTGATATTTGGCATAATCCTTTACGGTTTCGCCTTTCTTAGCGACTACCGGAATGCTGTCAAGCTTACCGAGGATAGTGACCTTCCTGCCTGTGGGCGCGGAATTGGTAGCCGGATCCGACGGGGTAAACTGCCAGATGTCCACCAGCACGGAGCCGGAATGGACGCTGTCGCCAAACTCGTCAGCAACCTTCTTTATCGCGCTTGATGCCGACGTGCACCCTGTCAACATCCCTGTGATGGTCAGTATCAACGCTATAGTCAATAAAATTATTATTCTCTTCATTTTCATATTAACCTTTATAGTTTTTCAGTTTGTTCAAAATAAGATGGTCCAGGACATTCAGGATACCACGGGCAGAATACCCTGAAAGGGCAACAGCCATAGCCCTGAAGTCCTCAGACACGGGATAGTTGGTAAGGGACCAGTGCATCAGCAGCCCGGCAAAGATGGCAATTACCACCTCAATGAAACCCTGCCGCCAGTTATAGGGCTGGTCCCGGTCCTTGGCGGTGAGCGTCCTGACCAGGCCTCCAAAGCCAGCCAGCAACGCTACCACCAGGAGTTCTTTAAGGAGCGTCTTCATTCACAAATTAATTACACCAGGCCGACCAGCCGCCAACCTTACAAGCAGCATACGCCGCATATGCCTTATCCCGCCAACAAGTATGCAGCGGTTTCAGCCACCACGAACCAAACTTTGCATCATTGAGTTTGAGCATGTTGTACAGCATCTCGGAATTGGCTTCGGCAAATCCCTTTTCCGACTTGTCCGACTTGGTAAATTGAAAATCATGAATCAGGAAAGCTGCGGCAAACAACCAGAGAAAGAACGTGAGGACAGCACGCCCCCACTGGGGGAGCCAGTCTGGACCAGCACCATTATAGTTGTCTGCCAGATACTCATCTGTTGCCGTCCAGAACTCTTCTGGCGCACTTAGGTTGTGTTTACGTGCCAGAGCACGGAGCTTCTGAACCTTTTTTATTTGTTTTTCACTTGCCATTTTTTGAGCCCTTATAGTGATTTTAACTTGTTATTGTACCAATCCAGCGTTGAAGAATCTGCGGCAATCATGCCGGTCGTGCCGTCAGGAGCCGTACAGCTCAGGCATTTGGTCAACGCCGTGGTTTTGTCGTCGGTTGCCGGGTCAAGGTTCAACCCGGTATATTTGGCGTTGAGCCCGGCGATATAAGCCAGAAACGCCGTCTGAAGCGCGGCCAGTTGCTGAGCCTTAACCGTCGCCGCCTGTTCCGCCGCCGCCTTGGCCTCCTCATCGATCAGCCATGTCTCGGTTGCCGTGTCCCAGCCCGAAACAAATTCTGGTTTGACCGGCGCGTTTACCGGATACCCATCCGCTCCCGGCTTGATCTCGAACCCGTTGGACTGTCCGTCCAGCAGTTCGGCATGGCGTTCCGGCGTGATGAGAACCGCGTCGGCTGGCAGCGCCGTGGCGGGGGCTCCGTTCTCGTCCGCCTCCACATCATAAAACCCATTGATTTGTGCAGAATAATAAAACATGTTTTCCTCCTGTTAGTAACCTATTGCGCGCCATTCTACAGTGAACGTCCCTGACTGTGATGTCGCCGCCTCGCTGGTCGCCCAGATGGTCACGCCGCTGGTGGTTTTGCCGCTGATGGAGTGCACGTGTACCATCGGATTGAGCACACTGTCCACCACCACCGCCGACACATTGGCGCAACTGGTCGGGAAAGTAATCGGGAACGTCACCGCAACGGACGCTTTGCTCACGCTGGAAAAGGTTACCGTCGTCGTACCCCATTGCTCGATTGTAGCAGCCCCGTTACCGTCCTGCGGCAGTTTCTGATAGCCGGAAGCCGCCCGTGAGGCGGTATAGCCCGGCAGTAGCGTATAGACTGATTGTCCCGCAGTGTTGGCGGTCGTTCCGGTGATGACTGCACCGTCAAGGCTGGACGCATAGACATATACGCCGGTGGCGGGGCGGGTCCCGGTGTTGGCCGGATTGTAGTTTTTGATAGCACTGTTGAGCGCGTAGATGCCATATGCGCCGCCTTCGACATTTGCCCCGGACAGCAGCAGATTGCTGTTATCGATACTGATGCCGCGTGAAGTTCCGGGCGAGGTCACCGCGTTCGGCAGTACCGCGCTGGCGTAAAACAGATAGACCCGGTTGGCGTTGGTAATCGTCAGCCCGTAGCAGTAATTGGTAGAGGTGTTGACGGTATTGTTGACGATATTGATACGGGAAAGCTCGACCGTTGCCGGGCAGTCCTGTACGGTCACGATACCGTTGGCGCCGGTTAAGCTGCCCCCGAATTTCACCGCCTTGCTGGTCGAGGTGGTCAACGCGGCTAATTTGAATCTGCCGCCGTAAAATTTCTTGATTGCCAGCGACGCATCCTGATAATAATAGCCGTCGTTAAAATTTAACGTGCATACAAACCCGTTGAGGTTTTTTGCCGTCGCGTCGATTGCCGCCTGGATCGTCGCCGAGGAGACCGCTGCCTGTTTATACCGCGCCATCGTGGTTGCCAGCCCCGTTTCCGTGGCATTTACAGCACTCGCCCAGCGGATGGTATAGACGAACACCTCGGTCACCAGAAACGTGCCGTTGAAATTGGCGGTGTTGTCAATATTGACGTAATCACCCACCGCAAACCCGTGCGTATCGGTCAATGTCGCCGACGCGGTCGTGCCGTCGGCAGTGATGGCGGACACCAGCACCGAGGGCTTGCCGCTTACCCCTAACGTCACAGTCTTATCGGCAGTTAAGAGGCTGAATGCTTCGGCTTTTTCAGCCGCTTGCGTGGCGCTGTTGGCCGCTTCGTTCGCCTTGGTGGTCGCGGTGGTTGCGCTACCCGCCGCCCCTGTAGCACTATTTGCTGCTTGTGTTGCCTTGGTGGTCGCCGTTGATGCGCTGGTGGCAGCACTCGTAGCGGAAGACTGTGCAGCAAGTTTTGCAGCATTTGCATCTATGAGTGCCTGGTCCACCTCCTCGGTGAACGTTGCAACGGCAGCATCTGCGGCACTTTGAGCGGCTGTTTCAGCAGCAAGCTGGGCAGCTTTAACTGCATCTACAGCATTCTGAAGAGTAGCCTCCCGGATGATCTCAGCATCTTGCTCCTCCTGCTGACGATAGAGTATCTGCAAGGTGGCAGCATTAAGGTCCTCCTGTTCCAACACGCTAGAATCACTGAAGGTTACCTCAGGAGATGAGACATCAGTGATGCGTTTAATCAACAGGGCGGTGCCCGTAACCGCTGAAGATAATACAACGGAATGGGTAGAGGAGTTATAACCCCATCCCGTCAGTGTGGTCCCATCCAGGGTTACTTCAAGTGAACTTAGTTCCTGGTCAAAGACAAACGGAACAGCATAGGCAGTCACTCCACTGGATGGCTTATAAGTGACTCTACTAAGAAAATCAGCCAATTGCCTGGCTCCTTATAGTAAATGTTCCCTCCCATGAGGCACCGTCAAAAGTGCTGGGAAAGAAACTGTTGTTGATGATTGAGAGTTGCATACCTATGGCATTCCCCATACAACTAAAGCGCTTCCGTCCGGTAAGCAGACTAGGATTACCAATGATGGAGGTGCCTACTACCTGATTGGAGAAACTGAACGTAACCGCCTCCCGCCCCGGAGCTTGCCAGCGGAACTGAAAACTTCCTGTATCGGTGTAACTTAAAGTCATCCCCCGTAGTTGGAGACGGCCCTGCAACATTCCTGTGTTGTTCTTCTGATTTGGAACAAACTGTTCGGAGAATACATATTCAGAGTTGAAAACCTCCCCACAGAGTAGAGTCTTCCCTGTTTGGTCTCCGGTCAAGGTTAATGTTGTACCCGACAAGGAGCGTATGGGTAATGCCTGTAGTGGCTCTTCGTTCATATTCACACTTGCCACTTGCGCCGTACCTGAAAGTAATGTAAGAGGCAGTGTATATGTGGTTTTAGTGCCATCAAACGTACCCCCACTCAAGGTAATGCGCCGGTCCAAGTGTACCCGTCCCCGCTCGGCCACGTTAAGAGTCTCGATAAACAAAGAACTGTTTCGATTTCCCAGTAAGTAAACCTTATCAGTAGAAAAGGCTACCAGAGCCAACACCTGAAAAGGCAGGTCAAAGCGAAACCATGCAGATTGTGGTTTTTCCTTCCCGGACCAGTACCATTTATAAACCCACAAGGTCTCTGGTACATTAGGAACAAGGCAGAATATAGCATCCTGGTTCCATATCGGCAGAAGTTGTTTGATTCCTGAAGGTACATACCGAGGACAGTGAGCAGTTATGTCCGCAGCCTCGTTGGTCTGACTATCAGGAGACACAAAGTATTCCCTCACCACACTGAATGAGCCGCTATCCGCTGTAAAAAATACATCCGTCCCTGCTTCTATAGGACGACACGTGCCGGAACAGGGATAGCTGGAAGTACGATTAATCAGGACACTGGTAGTAGTGAATACCTCCGAACCAGAAGTCATAATGTACTGAGCATCTTCACTGAAGAGCAGGAGGTCCTCGTTATGGGGGACTGCCCACAACAATTGTTCCAACCCGGAAGCACCCGCATTCATGTCTATCGGGTCAGTATCTAATACTTCAGCTGCCGTCTCAGGGAAGAAAGTAAAGAAAGCGTTAGCCCGACTGAGCAACGCATTCTGTTCTGAAAGCATTCCCAACCGATTCTTATAGAAGAAAATATCATTGATAGTGTTTCCAATAAAGCTGGGTTCCGGGGCACTATCTGCATCTCCAACCTTACGAGACTCCCAACAGGCATAACCTGCCGTTGAGTTGCTTGTGGCCGCACGGAACACAAATGTGGCGGTTCCTGTACGAATAAGTTGATGGGGTAATGTGGTTGCATCAACAGCGTTGGGTATTCCAGGAGCAGTACACTCCCGCCAGAGATTCTCAGCGGCAACATACTCAACCCAATAGTTGGTCTGGTCGCCCTCCTTACTCCCTACAATTTCCATGCGGTCACCGTCAAGTGCTCGTGGTGGAAGGTCTTCCAATTTACGGGCCTTCTGTTTCAAAAGAGCGCTGGCCGTGTTACCATATGAATCAGAACAGGTCAGCCCATCAATGTAGGCCTGGGTTCCTGTAATACGGCACACTGAACCCTTTGAGTCCAGGTGCGTACAACCAGAGACATTGGTTGTAAAGTGAGTACATACCTCCTGCGTATTGGTGGCTGTGGTTGTGGCATCGTCCCCTGTAGTATACGAAGTTGTCCCCAGAGAATAAACTGTATTGCTAACACCCTTCTTGCACCAGTATAAGGCAAAGGGGGTTTGCGCCGCAACAGCACTGGATGCATCCATCTGGCATACTTTTTTGCGATTAAGCACCAACGTATAATCGGCTATGGTAGTTGCCCGCAGGTCCGTCAAGGGAGTTACACCGGCTATATATGTCTTTGCGGTACCCTCGTAGGTGATCGTACACTTTACCCCAGCAGTCGTATAGATTTCCAAAGGAGTCGTAGCGTCTCCAGTAAATAAAACCAGATATTCATTTCCTTCAGAGTCCTTGAACGGATACATAAGGGAGTTGGCGTTAGCTTTACTTGCTGTCAGGTTGAACAAGAATCGGGTCCCCTGACGCTTCATGATGCCATAAGCAACGGTACTGTAGAAGTTAGATTGGGCTTCACACTGATTACCCAGGCGCATGGGTGGGGCCTGTTGGCTTACCCCATTAAACAGTCCCGGAAGGTCTCTACTAACTAATGCCATACTTCTCTCACCGGGGTAACCAGTTTACGCCCTAAAACCTTTTCTCTGGGAGAAAGAATGTTATACTGTCCTACATCCAGTTCATACTCCTGCATAGTCATGTGTGCTTCCTGTTCGTCTTGAGTCGCCAGACGCGTCTGATCGGCAGAACCTAGCTGACGTGAGACAAACTTACGTGCAGCCCTCTTGACAATGTAGTTACGTATAGGCTCAGGAAGATCGGAGAAAGCCAGCAGAAACACTAATGTCATAGTTTCGGGTGCTGTATCATCCGTGAATGTGGAGGTGTGTTTCTCCAGATCGTATAGAAAACCACTGCGCAGAGTTATTGCCCGATCAGCAACAAGCAGACGCAGGGTGTTAGGTGGTACCGGAATACGGCCATCATCCTGACGGGCCAGAGGATAATCCACCTCGGTGTTGGCATGAAGGCCAGACGTTTGTACCTCGCGGCTTACCTCCAAGAGTAAGCGATGAGCAATGTTAGCTTCAGTGACACCGGAATCCAAACTGTTGACAGGGGATTCCCCCAGGTAATTCAACAGGATATTAACCGCTTCCAGTTCGGTAGTACAAGCATCATACATTTAAGATGCCCTCCTTAACAAGTTGCGAAAAAAACCCCCTTGCAGAGGGCAAGCATAAGCCTGTCATAGTCCCTGCAAGGGGGTAGTAGATTAGTTGCTCAGAGTACTGAGTTCCAGGTTCACGGCACATTCAGGCCGGAGAATACCCAGACCATAGCACTGCTTCGCCAGAATCAGGTTGCCCTGGTATTCAATATCGTAGTCAGATTCGACGGCGGTATCGAACAGTTTAACCAGACCAACAGCCTCACGCCGGAACAAGGTGCCTACCAACTTGGTAAAGTCACCGTTGTAGTAGGTGTACCGGTCTTCGGTGGAAGCGAGGTTGGCCTTCGGCAGATGCGGGGTGGACAGAATGGTGGTGCCATCCAACGGAGCCAGACCACCCGTGGCAATGTTACCCGGAGCACCATTTACCTGAGTGCTGCTCAAGCTGAACCCGTTGGACTGAACGGCATGGACGAGGTTGGAAACTTCATCCGGGCGCAGGGTCAGGAACCGACCGTCGCGAGGAATGCCTTTGTTGTCCATAAGGACGTTAGCGGCATAGAGAGCTTCAGCAATAGCGGCAGCCTGTTCAGCCTTGGAGGTGGAAGCACCCGACTCACCACTGATCTTAAACTTGTCATTGGTAATCCACTGACCGTCAGTTTCAGAACCATCAGTGAGGACCTTAACGCCATGCGAGGCCTTCGCCAGCATAATCATGGTGTGGACTTCACGGGTGAATGCCAGGTCTTCAGCCAGAGCATCGGCACGTTCACCGCGCGATTCAAAGGAAGCAATCGCTTCTTCAAAGTTATCGCAGAAGGTAGCGGCAATGTACGGACGAACCACGCTGATTTCGCGTTCCGCATAGGGAATGCCCTTGGTGGTTACTCGCGCACCCGCAGTGTGGTACGAACCGGAGGCACGGCCCATGATGGGGAACGTACCAGTTTTGCCCTGAGTAATTTCCTTGGACATGATCTTGTCGGAAACCACGATCTTACGGGCAAATGCTTTCAGGATGTCCAGACCCAACAGTTTCTTAAGAGTCAGAGCATCATACGGAGAAGCGCCATTAAGGGCAGCAGGACGCGTCATTGCGGTAGCATCATAATTCGGAAAAGCCATGTAAATAAAATTCCTTTTTGGATTAAATGAAAGAGAAAGCCCCTGACATTTGAGCATCGTGGAGAGGCTTCAGGGGAAAAGATTGAGTCATTTTGCCAGGCGGGGAGGACTCAGCCCTGGGAATCTCCAACCTCACTACAAAAGATTCCATCCGGTGGTATCCTCAATGTCTTCGCCGCGACGATAAACTTGAGGGCACAGAACATAATCTATGACAGGAGGTCAGGAGAGCGCTGAAGTGAATCAGCGAGTAAGACGACCAAAGTTGCTTAAGGACACCTTACGTGCAACTTCATGCTGATAAGCAGCATCAAACGTATAGCGGGGGTCGTTCATTGCGGCAAGGGCTTCCTGCTGGGTAGCATAACCACCTACAGAACGTACCGCCTGCCCGTCAATGAGCTGCACCGGAGGCTGACCATTAGCTTCAACATAACGACGCTGAAGGTCACGTGCCGCCATCGTAGCAGTTGCAACATCCCCAGACTGCAACAGACGATTGAAATGTGCTTTGTCTGCCGGGGAAAGGACACCAGCGGCCCACTGAGCCATCTGATTGAATGCCTCACGGCCTCCAACCTCCTGGAGTACCTGATTTACCTGCACTTCAGAGGCCGTCTGGCGGGACTGAATGTACTGATTAACCAGTTCAGGGGTGATACCTTTGCGGCCCAGTTCCTGATAGGCTTCCGGGCTGAGAGAACCCTTTTCCAGATACTCACGTTCATAACGCTGCATATCCAGAGGGGCTACCTGCGTGGAGGCAGGCTGCTGGGCCGGTTGAGTTACCGGCTGCTGCTGTTGGGTTTGTACCTGAAGAGCCTGCGCGGGCTGCTGCCCCATACGGCTTTCAAGTTCCTTGTAGCCACGAACCAATTCATCCACAGACTTATACTTGCCAGCCAGCAATACGTCCTGAGACTGAGCCGGAGGCTGCTGGGCCGGTTGAGTTACCGGCTGCTGCTGTTGTGTGGGTTGAGTTACCGGGGTACTTGGTAGTGAAAAAGTCACTGTCTGATCGGACATGTGTGCCTCTACTTACGACGGTTTGACAATTTCGGAGGCGGTCTGGCGGGTAGCGGTATGTACCTGCATCGTGGAAACTGCATCAGCCGAAACGGTCGGCATCTTGGCCTTGGCCGCTGCTTTGAGCTTCTTGTTTTCCTCTACCAATACACCATTCTGTTCCTCTACGGCTTCAATGCGTTTTAAAAGAGCCTCAAGAGTAATTTCTTCTGCCATATTACTTTACTTTCCTGTTGTTTTTTGTCTTGTTTTTAGATAGCTATGTCATGCAGACGGAGCGTTCTGCCCCGTAGCTGCCTTAACGAGTGCTCCTGCGGCTGCCGGAACACCCTTTTGAATTGTCTCCACCATCTGTTGCTGTTGCTGCTGTTGCATAGCCGCTGCTTTTTCCTGCTGGATTTCCTCTTCGGTTTTCACCAGGCCATCCATTGAGATGCCCAGAGCCGTACCCATGCGGGTAACAAGGTCACGCATGTTCAGATAGGCCCAACCTTCCGGTGAATTACCCACCAGGTTTACGAAGGTCTGTAATCGGGCAAGGTCGTTACCTCTTCCCAGCGCAGCCAGACCAGTGGTTATTACGGGCTTCACCGTCCCCTTAGGCAGGGATGGAAGCTTTTTCATAGTCTGTAACTGGTTGTATCTAAGGCGGAGATAGGGATACTGGAACTCCTGAGACAACACGGAGTAAACACCACCAAGGTGATCTTCCAGTTCATTTGCCAGAACTTTAACTTCCTCGGCTGTGACTCGTTCTGCCTGTCGCTGTACTACAGAGTTGAGCAGAAATGCCCGGCGCAAGTCCTGTTTAACTTCCTCGGCGGTCTTCTGTACCACCCCGAAGTCATTCAGTTTATCCACCCGAAGGAAGGAAACATCATCAGCACGGCCTTGAACATATTGTCCCTTACGAGCTGAGTTCAGACGAGCAATGGAGGTCGTTCCACTCGGATTAACTAAAGGCTGTATTTTAGAACAGGCCTCAGCATAATCCCCGATGTTGGTGGCATAGTTGTTATAGGCACGTAAGTCACCAATGCTTTCCTCAACATGTCCTCGCCCATAATGTTCACCATCCAATCCAATCCAACGAAGAACCAGCCAGGGTAAGTTATCTTCGGTATAGGTACCGTCTCCTTCGGGGTTATGGATGCCATCATTAATTTCCTGCCGTACCTTGAATTTGCCTTTGGCGGTACGCTGGACATGCGTGTAGATTATAACATCATTCAGTGAGCCCACTCCGCTATTCAGATTCACAGGGGCATGGGTGGATGTTACAAGGTCCTGTAGTTTCTGAGGGAGTGCCTGTTTTGTCAGACACTCACGAATGATTATCTCCTGAACTTTCCCTTCACCGTCACGCTGACAGACGTAGTTATTGAGAGAGTATACCTTAGGAAAGCCCTTCTCAGGGGAATAAATGAGAGCGTCGCCAGTAGCAATAAGCAGCTTCAACGCATGAAAGAATTTAACACGGACAGCATTATCCTGCATGTCCTCCATTAAAATCTTTTCCTGTTTCGCCATTGCCGCTTCACACTCAGCTCGTAGCCCTGCGCCGCCGTTTTTGCCAGCTAATCTCTTGGCCTGGGCATCAGCCTGTTCCAGCCCCTGCAAGATGTCTTCGGCAATACGGAACACAAAATATGATACGTTTGTCGGAAACAAAGCTAACAGTATCTTGGATGCCAGGTTGTTTACGCAGTAAGAGCCAAAGGAGCTATATGCGGATGGCAGCTCCTGAGACTCATTATATCCCTCTTCAGGGAGCAAGGAGGGTAGTGTGAGATATGCACATTCCTGCGCTCTGCTCAAGACCCCCCGTCGTTGGGAATCCAACATAGTCCAGCGGGATGCAATGGATGCTTGAGGGGTTTCCTCATTCACGGCTTGCTGCATCTGTTAGGGTATTCCCAACCCTGAAGAACTCTTGGCAAGGGGAATTGCCAGTTGCTTTGAACCGGATGAGGCCTTACGCTTCTTCTTCTTGCTTTCCTCATCCTCCTGTCCGAGGGAAACCTCAGCGGTCTCCGGGGGAGTATCAGGGATGATGGGGGTGGTCTTTGGGGTTTCAATATCCGGTTTATCACCACCACTACACATGATTGTTACCTCCATGCTCATTCTCTTCCTGTGCTTCCCTCAGTCTGGAATTGAGCACAAGTACAGCCTGTCGCCTTCCAGGATAGTGAATGTTGTCTTCCTGAGTCCATTGCAGTTGCTAGTACTGTTCAGGGATGAGTTTATCCAACTTATCCACTACCTTTTCGAGGGTATCATCAAGAGAGAATTTAATGTTGTTAGAGTTTATTATATCCACTTAACTGTCCTTTTAAGTTTCCCTTATAAGGTTCCCTTTAAATAACCCTTAAAGGTTAAAGAAAAGAAAAATATAAAAGAAAAGAAAAATGTTGAGGGTAGAAAGGCCAGATGGCTATCTAGCCTAATAGTGAGGGATAGTCACTTCCGGGGACCAAAAATCTTATCCCAACCATCACGATATGCCTCTCGGTTTTCGCCTTTGCGGCGACGATCTTCACGTCCGGCGAACCATACCGCCTCGGAAATTTTATCCATTTTACGTTCAGCCATATATCTCCTTGCTGCAATCTTCATTCAGGCCTCGCGGGTCATCGAGAAATGCCTCACGTTCTGCCTGTAAGTCTTCCTCATCAGCCTCTATATGGGAGCGAACCCCCTCATAGTAGGGGTCCTCCTGAAGAGAACTAAACATTCGTATCCTCTGGGCGCAACAGGAGCCGAGGCCGGGCCATCTTAGGTGGCGACCACAGCCACACAGCTTCCTGCTCATGGTTATAATTATGCTCCTGGAGGATGTAGGCCATCCGAGCGTTACTCAGAGCATCCTGGCTGGTAAGTCCAGCGGCCTCATAGGTAGCAACCACTCTTTCCCAGGCAGAACATAAATCAGCGGTCGAAGTGAAGGTGTAATCGCAAAGGATTCTCTCAGCCTTGACCTTACCAATGCCGGGACACCCGGAGTAACCATCGGTCGGGTCCCCGGAAAGGGTTTGCCGGAAGAAGAACCTACGGCCTTCTCCGACGGAAACGGTGTACAGCTCATCACGGTTCCAGTTATAATGTTGGCCGGGGATTTGGTCAAGGTCTTTGTCCACCGTACAGATAATAGTTTCTTCATTTTGTTTATTCCTTCGGGTCTGTTCAATGCCCATCAGATCGTCGGCTTCCAACCCGTAAACACAAAGGCAGGGATGCTTAGATTTAAGGTAGTCAGTAAGCTCTTGCCTCAACTCTGGAATATCTTTACCTGCCCGATTGTGTTTATAGGAAGGAAATGCTGTCTTGCGGAAGTTGTTCTCACCCGTAAAACACAGGTAATAGTTAGGGGTTTTGACCGCCCTACATATTGCGGCGATAAACCTATCACATTCTCGACGGGCCGCTTGGGTATCCTTAACTTTGAAATAAGCAGGTTCATCATCCGGGGAGCTGTGTTCGTTCTCTCCCCAGTCAATATGTTGTTCATGTTTGCAGGCCATACGCATGGCGATAATGTCTGCGTCAATTAATGCGAGCATTCTCTCTCCCTAAACCAGCACCGGGGAAGCCTTACCGAAGTATCTGTTTTGATATTCAGTTTCGATAAAGGTTTCAATTTCAGGATTGTTCAAGCCTCGGCGTAACAGCAAGTCTCGTACCTTTTCCAAGCTATAGACTGCCACAGACTCCAAGGTGATGGAGCGGAGGGAGTAACCGATCAAGGCCTCCTCCATTCCCACCAACACAACAGGAGCCTTGGCCGCAGTAATAAGCTGTTCAGCAGTTGCCGTCATGACGGTTGTACTTCCGGGGTTTCGGTATTTCCTGGAGAATAGAACAGAACGTTTCATGCAGCCACTTGGGGAACTGAAAGGCCTGGAAGTTTTTCCAGAGTGTTTTCTGCTCCTGCTTGATGGCTTCCTGCGGCACTTCCTTACGGACATCCTTCAGGAGGGCAGCAAGGGCATTCAGAATTTCCTTCTGCTGGTTACGGCGTTTGGTCCCCGCACTGAATACGAGCGAATCCAGCATGGCAATGCAGAGGGCAATGATAAATACTTTCTTCATATGATTGTGTTGAAAAAATAAATTGTTGGACATTTAAATTTTCCTTTAAAATTTAATGTGTTTCGGCCCAGTTTCGTCCAGTGCTAATGGCACCGGCCAGAGGGCAACGGAAGTTATAATATTCCCCAGCTTCGGGGATGGACTGAAGCAGTAGTTCACAGGTCTCAGCCACCTGATCGTTACGTATATGTGCCTGAAACTCATCATGGATGTTTCCGACAAACTTAAAATCAAGCCTGGCCTCGGATAACTTCCTCTCCGCAATAACTAGGGCACGTTTCATAATGACGGCACCGGCAGACTGCAACAGAGTATTGAGGGCCGAGTGTTCTGACGGACTGGGCAGGATAGACTTATCCAAGGCATACAGCCAGCCACGTTCACGGGTCAATCTTTGTACATCCGCAGTCAACTGCTTCAAGGCAGGTAGAGAATCGAGGAATTGCTCTCGACGTTTTTTACCCAGCTTCTTTGCCTCCCCCGCAGAGATGTCTAAGGAAGAACCAATACGCCCCAGCTTTTCATTACCGGCTCCATAAATGAACGCATAGAACCAAGTTTTTGCATTATCTCGAATCAGCTCAAGGGCCTTTGCGTTCCGGCTATGTGGGTCTGTACCATCCTCTTTCTTTCCATCCAGGACAACCTTGACATACTCACCATTGTCGTACTTGGCCATGTAGTGAGCCAGACAGCGCATCTCAAGAGCGTCCGCATCCATGCCCACCTGAGTATAACCTTCAGGAGCATGAAACAGTTCCCGACACTCGGCACCATAAGGAGAGTGAGAAGCCGGGACCTGGGCACAGTTGGGGTCCCGATGAGTCATCCGGCGGGTTCTTGCACCCAAGGTATCAATACTTCCATGTATCTTACCGTCCTGCATATTATACAGTTTGAGCCATGCCTTCTTACCTTCGGCCAGCATCCCAATTCTTTTCTGAATCATCAGATACTCGGCAATCAGTTTGGCTTCGGGGTATGGCAGAACCGCCAGAATTTCATCATCAATCACTGGTTCCCCAGTCTTCTCCGTAAACTCTACAGGCACCCAATTGTAACGCTCCTTCAAGGCGCGAGTAACATGGGCCGAAGAGTTGGGATTGAATGGTACCAGCTCAATGCGCTCAATAGGAACACCTGCCTGATAACCACGTACCTTGTTGTTACGCTTAGGAATGAAGATAGACTTCTCTTCCCAGGCAGGGAAAACCAACTGAAGTTGCTGCAACAAGTCCTCACGCCGGTCACTCAACAGACAGTAGAGTTTCTCAGCTTTCTTGAAGTCAAAACACCAACCATTAAGGCTCTGCTGGGTGATGATTCTGGCAACCT